TGTTATTGAATATCAGGTTAATTATCGTTTTGAGAATGGTAACTATGTAAGCGAAAGGGTATCAAGACCTGATTTTGAGATATTTAACAGTCAGAAAGGTACTTATGAAATACAGATATTTTCATACAATGTTCAAGGTCAATTATCGGCTACATCTACTGATTTAACATTTGAAGCTGTAGGTAAAACTTCCTTGCCCGCAGATGTTCAAAATGTAAAGATCGAACCTTTATCAGATCAATTTGTACGATTACGTTTTGATAAGTCTACAGATGTTGATGTTATTCATGGTGGAAACGTTGTAATTCGTAGTTCAAATTTGACAACGGGGTCAACTTTTACTAATTCAGTTGACGTTTTACCTGCATTAAGTGGAAATGTCAGCGAGTCGATTGTTCCAAATATTGTAAATGGAACGTATCATTTAAAATTTAGAGATGATGGTGGCCGTTTAAGTTCTGGTGATGCTTCTGTTGTATTAGTTCAAACGATTCCAAATACATTACCAAAACTCACTGTCTTAGAAGATAGGGAAGATTTAGATAACCCACCTTTTCAAGGTGTTAGAGATGATTGTTTCTTCTCTGACGAAGTAAATGGGCTTGTTTTAGGATCAACAACATTAATTGATGATGTTACAGATTTTGATGCTATAGCTGATTTTGATTTTCTTGGTAATGTAGATTTTTTAACAGGAGGTCAATACTTTTTTAAATCAACTCTTGATCTTGGTGGAAAACAACCATTAAGATTAAGAAGGCATTTTGTTACACAAGGCTTTTATCCAAATGATTTAATAGATAAAAGAACTGCAAATATAGATACTTGGACAGATTTTGACGGAGCCACAGCGTTTAATGTCGGAGCTTCTTTATTAGTTGCAACTACTGATTTAGATCCTGATTTGTCAGTTTCAGCTACTTATGGGCAGAGTGGAACGACTATAACAATTACAAAGACTTCACATGGATATTCTGTTGGTGATTTTGTTGTAATTGACTTTACGGCTGGTTCTGCGACTGATGGTAACTATGAAATAATTACAAAAACAAATGACACTTTCACAGTCACTTCAGCCACAAGTGCAACCATATCAAGTGGTACATCCTGTACTTATGGAGCTAATTTTTCACAATTTAATCCTTTTGTTAATGGAACGTATGTTGCAAGAGGTTTTAAATTTAGATGTGATTTAGATTCAAGTGATCCAGCACAATCTATAGAAATAGATCAGCTTGGTTATACAGCAGAATTAGAAAGCAGAACAGAAACAAGTCTTGGTAATGCAGGTGCAACAAATGGTTTAATTGCTTCTGGAACATCCACCAAATCTGTTACTTTTACAAATAGTTTCTTTACAGGACAGTCTGGCACAAGTATTGCAGCTGACTCAGTTTTACCTTCTATTGGTATAACTATTGAAAATGCACAGGCTGGTGACTTTTTCACTTTTCCAAGTATTACTTCAACAGGATTTACGATAAATATTAAAAATAGAGACACTTCTGGAAATGAAACTTTTGTTAACAGGAATTTCAAATATGCTGCTACAGGCTTTGGACGTGGTAGTTAGAGTTGAATTAGGATATACTTAGAGAAAATTTTGGATTAAGAAATGGCTACTCACGATTATGTAATAGATAACTCTACAGGAGCTAACGTCCGTGCTGATATTAATAATGTATTACAGGCAATATTAAGTAATAATAGTTCTGGTAGTAGTCCAAGTACTACTGTTGCTTATATGCTGTGGGCTGATACGACAAATAATTTGTTAAAAATAAGAAATACTGCAAATAGTGATTGGATTACGTTGAGAGGACTTGATGGAACGTTAACTTCCAGTGCTGATGCAAGTATCAATAGCGTTGCTGTAGGTAAAGGAGCAAATTCTGTTTCTACGAATACTGTTCTTGGATTAAATGCTTTAGATTCTGGTTCTTTGTCTGGTGCGAATAATACTGCGGTTGGTAAAGACGCTTTAACAACAAATACAAGTGGATTAAATAACTGTGCCTTTGGGTCTGAGGCTTTGGAATTAAATACAACTGGACAACAAAATGTGGCTATAGGTGCTTTTACCTTAGATAGTAATACGACAGGGTCATCAAACACTGCTGTAGGAGAACAGGCTTTGACTGCTAATACAACTGCATCAGCTAATACTGCTTGCGGTTTTTTTGCATTAGCAGTGAACTCAACAGGTAGTAACAACACTGCCGTTGGAAAGAGTGCTTTAGAACAAAACACAACGGGTGTTCAGAACGTAGCCGTAGGTGCTTTTGCTTTAGATGCAAATACAAGTGCTAGTAGCTGTACAGCACTGGGTACATCAAGTTTATCATCAAATACTACAGGAATAAACAATGTTGCCGTTGGACATAGTGCAGGTGCTTTAAATACTACTGCTAATAATTTGACTGCTGTAGGTGTAAATGCGTGTAATGCAAACACTACTGGATTAAATAATATTGGTATAGGTAAAGATGCTCTTCTTGCAAATACTACCGCATCAGAAAATACCGCTGTTGGTTCTTTTGCTTTGATGGATAATACAACTGGAGCGAATAACACTGCTTGTGGTAGAAGTGCTTTAGAAAATAACACTACTGCGGCAGAATTAACGGCAGTAGGATCTCAGGCTCTATACGGAAACACTACAGGTGTAAAAAATAATGCTTTTGGATACAAAGCTTTATATATTAATTCTACTGGTGGAGAAAATACTGGATTAGGCTGTCATACTCTAATGGCTAACACAACAGGTAGTTATAACTGTGCAGTAGGTCATAATTCTTTGTTTAAAAATACAACTACTAGTAAAAACACTGCTGTAGGAACTGAAGCACTTTATGAATCAATTGCAGGTTTCAATACTGCTTTAGGGTATAGGGCTGGATATTTAATTAATAATGATCAAAATACTGCGATAGGTGCTGAAGCTTTATATAGTGCTAATAATAGTTATCGTGGTACTGCTTGCGGATTCAGAGCAGGGTATAGCAATACAACAGGAGACAACAACGTATTTGTAGGTTCATACGCAGGGTATAGCAATACGACTGACACCGCAGTAACTTTTATTGGATATTATGCAGGATATTACAATACAACTGGATCTGGTGGATCGTATAACACTGCCTGTGGTTACTATTCTCAATTCGGTTCACTTGGAGCATACACAGGTTATTACAATACTTCTTTTGGAGCAATGTCTTTGGCAAATGTCTCCAGTGGTAAACTAAATACTGCTGTAGGAATGGAGGCATTTAAAAGTCTAACAACTGGTAATTACAACGTAGCGGTAGGTTATGAAGCTGGTAATGACACAACTACTGGACAAGTCAATACTTTTGTAGGATATCAGGCTGGGGAAAATCATACGACAGGAGATTACAACACATTGGTTGGAGCAGATGCAGGGGAAAGTTTAACAACAGGTAGTAATAATCTTTTCTTAGGTACTAATGCTGGAACAGCAAATAGTCCAGTTGGAAATATAACTGCTGGTAGTAATGATGTTTGTTTAGGAGATAATAATATTACTGGTTTATTCTGTGCTGACACTTCAATATCATCTTCAGATTCAAGGGATAAAACAGATGTAGCAAGTTTTAATATTGGACTTGATTGGATAAATGCTCTTAGACCTGTAACTTACAGATGGGATAGAAGAACATGGTATGGAACAAAGGAAGAGCCATACGGAACACCAGATGGATCAAAGAAAAGAGATAGATTACATATCGGTTTTTTAGCACAGGAAGCTTTAGAAGTTGAAAAAGCTAATGGTTATGGAACATCTAATGATAATTCACTTATTTGCAATCTTACAGATGATGGTATGAGTTATGGAATGAAATACGAAAGGCTTGTACCAATACTTGTAAATGCAATAAAAGAGTTATCCGCAAAAGTCACAGCCCTCGAAGCAGGGTAAACTACAGGTAACTTAATTTCAATTATGGA